GTCGTTCTTTCCTGTAGGTGGGTTTTTCCATACCCTTTGCACATTGTCAAGTAAGCTATTAGTACGGAAGTGAGTTAACTCTGCCGTTTTAGATTCGGTTAGCGTTAGCGCAACTGAAAACGTAAGTACTATAACTAGGAGACCTAATGTCTGAATTTATCAAGGCACAAGAGGAACTTCGCGCAAACCTAACGCTGCAGATTCAGGAATCTCTTGACGCAGCCGAAGAGCGCGGTGGCCTCGACGCCGAAACCACATCCAAGATTAACCGCATCGAAGAGTCAATTCGCTCAGCAGATGAGGCAATCGGAATTGCATCACGCAACGAAACACGCAAGTCTGAAGCAGCAGTTGCTTCTAAGGGCTTCGTTCCTACTTCAGAGTCCCGCTCTGACGAAGACGTTCTACGCTCAATCGTAAACGGCGAGACCCGCTCACACAACTTTGAGAAGCGTGGACTTGTAAGCTCTGACAACACTGTTCCAAAGAGCTTCTACGACGAGGTATTCTCGATTGCTCGTCTAGCAGGCCCAATGCTAGATGTGTCACAGGTAATCGCAACCACTTCAGGCGAGAACTTGACCATCCCAACTTTGACTGCTTACTCAACAGCACTTGTCAAGGGTGAGGGTGCAGCAATCGCAGAGTCCGACCCAACCTTTAGCTCGATTACTCTTGGAGCTTTCAAGTACAGCTTCCTAGTACCTGTGTCGAACGAACTACTAAACGACGCTGGCTTCAACCTAACCTCGCTAATCGCGGAGCAGGCTGGAAACGCTATCGGGTTCTCGGTCAACGCTGGTCTAACCAACGGTGCAGGAACCACTGAGCCAACTGGTGTAATGACCTCGGCTGGCGCAGGAAACACCGGAGCAGCCGGAGCAGCAGGAGTATTTACTGCTGACGAACTCATCGCATTGCAGTACACCCTAGATGGCGCTGCAAGGCGCTTGCCGGGCGTTGCTTACATGGCAAACGGTCAGACCATCGGTGCCATGAGAACCCTCAAGGACACTGCCGGACAGTACATGTACCAAGTAAATGTTGGACAGCCAGACAGCTTTGCTGGTTACAGCATTGTAGAGAACCCTGCTGTTGCAGGACAGGCAGCCGACGTCGCTTCAGTGGCATTCGGTCACCTACCTTCCTACAAGGTACGTATGGCAGGCGGTCTTCAGATTGCTCAGTCAACCGATTACGCATTCAACACCGACCAGACCGTATTCCGCGTGCTAATGCGCGTTGACGGTGGATTGACCCACGCTGGTCACATCAAGACATTCACTGGTGGTGCTGCTTAAATAGCAGAGTAAATAAGCCGGAGGGCGTGGGTGGCAGGTTGCCCGCGTCCTCCTTTTTATTTGTCTGGGGACAACTCAGGTAGAATAGAGCGAACAAGGAGATTTTATGGCTATCAGCAACGGTTACTGCTCTCTAACAGATGTAAAAGGTGCGCTAAGAATTACTGATTCGGTTGATGACGTCCTTCTAGAGCTTGCGGTAGAGGGTGCATCAAGACAAATTGACGGATACTGCGAGCGAGTCTTCTATAGCTCAACCGCAACTAGGCTTTTTAGCGCAAGCGACGGATACCTTTGCATAGTAGACGACATAAGCGCCCTAGACGAGATAAAGACATCTTCAGGCGCTGACAGGATTTTTGACACGACTTGGGACGAGACAGATTACCAACTAGAGCCTCTGAACGGCATCTCAGGAGGAATAGTAAGCCCCGCAACTGCAATTAGGGCAATAGGCGACTATTTGTTCCCGGAATCTGGCGGAGAAGCCAACGTAAAGGTAACTGCGACATTCGGTTGGGCTGAAGTGCCTACTGCAATTAGACAGGCATCTATCTTGCTTGCTTCCAGACAGTACAAGCGCTATGACTCGCCGCTAGGCGTAGCTGGCTTCGGAGACCTCGGAGTTATCCGCGTTTCTAATATTGACCCCGACATTGCTAAGCTACTAGAGCCATTTATGAAGGTGAGAACAGTTTGACCGACATAAGCGCAATCAGGGAAGCAATGGCTGTCAACTTAGCCACTGTTCCGGGCCTAAGGACGTCGGCAGAGATGCCAGACAACCCAAACCCCCCTATTGCGACTATGTCTTTAGACACTGTTGACTACAACCTAGCCATGAATCAAGGCTTGACACTTTTCAACTTTACAGTTATTGTGATAGTTGGAAGGGCCGCTGAGAAGCGCGCTCAAAGGAAGCTAGATGCTTACTGCTCGCAAGACGGTGATTTAAGTATCAAACTTGCTGTAGAATCAGATAAGAGCCTTGGCGGAAATGCCTTCGACGTTCGCGTTGTGGGTATGAACAACATCGGTTCACTTTCACTGAATGACCAAGAGTATCTGGCAGCGGAGTTCTCCGTTGTTGTGTACGCATAAGGAGATTAAATTGGCTAAATTTGTTGTAACAGGAACACACGTAACCTTCAACGGTACAGACATCTCAGATGCTTGTGCCCGCGCTGAGCTAGTAATCAACGCTGCTGAGGTTGAGACTACAGACTTTGGGTCTGCAGGCTGGACTGAAGTTATCGGTGGCATCAAGTCGGGGTCAGTTTCACTCGACTTCCACAGCGACTACGGCACCGACGGAGTATCTGACCTATTCGCTGACCTAGTAGGAACTATCGGGATTGTAACCCTAAACCCTTCAGGCTCTGCTGCTTCAGAGACCAACCCTACATACACTGCAAACGTATTGGTAACTAGCTTCACACCTATCTCAGGTGCTGTTGGCGACCTTGCTACGTTCTCAGTAAGCTTCCCTACATCGGGTGAAGTCGGCTACACAATAGTATAAGGACACACAAATGAGAATCAACCTGCACATTCAGTTCGAAGATGGAACCGATAAAGACATCACAGCTAACGCTGGCGATTTGGTGGCTTTTGAGGACAAGTTCAATGTTAGCGTTACTAACTTAGGCGACTCACCTCGCATGAGTTGGTTGCTCTACTTGGCTTGGCACAGTGAACACCGCACGAAGTCAACTAAGTTGACATACGAAGACTGGCTAAACACAGTTGGAGAAATCGGGGCGAGCGAGACTGACCCAAAATCCGAGGGCTAGGTGAATCCTCAGCCCACTGGTTAATGGCATCTCTTGCTTGTGAAACAGGAATCAGCCCGAGAGAGCTAATGGCACTAGATGACAGAATGCTTTGGACAATGCAGAGATATCTGATAGCTAGGAACATGCCAGCTAAGTAATAAGTGAGCCGTCCTTCGGGGCGGCTTTCTTACTACCTAAGGTACAATAGACATAAGGATTGGCGGTATCGTGGCTGTAAGAGGTATTCGTAGCGTAAGCACTAAGGTTGGCGGGTCTACTCAGAAGTTTGGTCAGTCCGAGATAATGATAACCGATTACAGAGACCTAATGACCGCGCTCAAGGGCCTAGAGGGTGAAGTCCTCAAAGAGTTCTTTAAAGGTGCAAAAGACATAGCAAAGCCAGTACAAGCAGGAATCAAAAAGTCTATCCCTCTTAGAGCGCCGCTCAGCCGCATGCGACCTGCCGCCGGAGGCATCCCCGGAAGACTTACATGGGGTACAGGCAAGCCTGCCCGCAGCGCAACCATTGTAGCGTCAAGGCCAAAGGCCGCGTTCAAGGGCAAGAGAATTTCTATAGTAAAGATTGTTGTCAAGTCGCCTGCGACAATCATGGCAGACATGGCTGGCAAGTCACGCGCCTACGTAAACAAAAAGGCAATGACAGAGCCTTACGCCTACACCCGCACGCTTAGAGGCAAGTTTGGTTCGGTCAGAAAGCTCAGGACTGTTCGTCGGCACAAGATAAACGGACAAGGTAACGCTATGATTAACAAGTTAGGTAGCCAGCCATCACGGTATGTCTACCCCGGTGCTGAAGCCACATTTGGCGATGCGGTCAGAGAATTTGACAGGTACCTTGGCGACGCGATTATTACGGTAGAGCGAGAGACGAGATAACGATGGCTGGAACTAGGAATCTAACAGTTGCTCTCTCTACTGTATTCAACGATGCTGGTATAAAAAGCGCTCAGAAGCAGCTTGAAGGCCTCGGCGGGAACATAAACAAGCTAAGCACTAAGGCGCTAAAGCTAGGTGCTGCCTTTGCTGTATTTCAGGGTGGTCGCGCACTCGTAGACTTCGCCTCTGGCGCTGTAGAGCAATCAAGAGACCTGACTCGAAACATGAACGGTCTTCAGGCCGTATTCGGTGAGCTAACGCCACAGATGATTGAGTTCACAGAGTCTGCTCACAAGATGGGACTCTCGCAGTCCGAAGCAGCCAAGTCTGTAACCTTTATTGGTTCGGTTCTAAAGCAGTCTGGCTTTGCCATTGGAGAGACTGCCGCGCTTACCGAAAGACTTATCGGCCTCGGTACTGACCTCTCGATAACATTCGGTTACGACGTCCAAGAGGCATTGCTTGGTATGACGGCGCTGTTCCGAGGTGAGTACGACCCGATTGAGAAGTTCGGTGTCGCTATGAAGCAATCCGAGATTGACGCTGTCAAGGCAGCGCGTGGACTCGGTCAGCTTACGGGAGCCGCCGAAAGACTTGCCGACCAGCAAATCCGCGTAGAACTTCTGTTTGAGCGCTCAGCAGACGCTCAGGGAATGTACGCAAAGTCAAGCGACACCCTGTTCTTTGCACAGCAGAACCTAGAAGCATCTTTCAAGAACATGCAGCAGACCGCAGGACTAGCGCTAACGCCTGCCTTTACAAACCTTACCTTGGCTATGATTCCGATAGTCGAAGAGCTTACGCCTGCAATGGCTCAGCTAATGCAGCAGATAGTACCTATAGTTGTCGCGTTCGCGCAAAACACTGACCAGCTAAAGGAAGCCATAAGCGGCTTTGCAAACGGCATCATCTTCACTATCGGGTTCTTATCAGAGCTTGCAAGAATCCTTATAGAGAACATAACGCTGTTTAAAAACCTTGCGCTTATGATAATCGCCCTCGGTGTTGTCGGCAAGATTATTCAAGGCCTAACCATAGCAATGCAGCTATTGACAGTTGCAGTAGGCGTAACCACAACCGCATTCAAGGCTCTTCGCGCAGCAATTATGACTACTGGTATTGGTATTGCCATAGTAGCTGTCGGTTTCCTTGTATCTAAGTTTGTAGAAGCAGCCGATGGTGCAGAAGACTTTGCAGGAGGCCTACCTAGCCTAAACATGCAGCTCAACCAAACAGCGGAGTCTGCTGCGTTTGCTGCGTACAACCTTGAGAAGTTCAAAAAGGGCATGAGCATAAATGCCATCGAGAACGCAAGCGTAGACAAGTTTAAGTTTGAGCCAATAGACCTAGTACCAACAAATGACGGCGGCCCTGATTCGGCTGGCGGTCAGGCTAAAGACTATGTCAAAGACTTCTATGCCGGGCTAAGAGACGAAGTAGCAAAGCAGGCAGCAACCCTAAAGCTCGAAAAGCTTGGAGCAACCTCTGGCCTTATTGCTTCGATACTTGGCTCTGGCGAAGAATGGCAGAAGGTTTTTGACGACGTAATCAAGAGGGGCGCTAAGTCGGTTGCGTCTGCTCAGTTGCTATTCAACAAGACTGCTACTGGCCTAGAAGAGATTACTAAAAAGGTCGAAGAGGCCAACGCTGTACTCAAGGCAGAGTACGAAGAGCAAGTCAGGATTTACGACGCGCTTGTATCAGAGTTTGAGGACTTTGAAAAGGCAGCAAACGCTGCTGGCGAATCTATGCTTGACTTTGTCTCGACAATAAGCGCACTATCTACATTCGAAAGCGCTATGGGCAGGTTTGAGTCCGAAGTAGTGGGCAACCTAGAAAACATAGAAGAACAGCTTGACGCAGCGTTTGACAACGGGCAACTTCTAAATGACAGCTACAGAAACTTACAGAGCTACGCCCGGAGCGAGTTCCTAGAGCTACAGAAGATTGCCAAGCAGCGTGACGACCTACTAAACCGTCGTAACCTTGCAGAGTCCCTCCTAAAGGACGTCAAGAGCGCTACAGTACAAGCTGGCAACATAACTGGCATCTTGCAGAACACTCAAACTGAAGTTCAAAAGATTAACATGGCTAAGGTCGTACAGGAGACTGTACAGGCCGGAAAGAACCTAAAAGACTTCCGCGTTACAATCATCTCTGACTTTGTAGAGCCTATTGAGGCAGCAGCAAACAAGTCTGACTTGCTTGTAACCGGGTTCAAGGCAGTAGTAGAGCGCACAAGAGTCTTCGTGGACAACCTAAAGGCCCTTCGTCAACTTGGCTTAGACCCGTTGCTATTCAACCAACTTGTAGAGGCTGGCGTAGAAGCTGGTGGAGAAACCGCACAAGCACTAATTGACGGTGGCGCTAAGACTGTTACAGAAGTTAACTCGCTATTCGGTGAGCTTGATGCACTCGGTCAGGAACTTGGCGAGCAGACATCACAGGTTATGTATGGCGAAGGCCAAGAGTTTGTAAACGGCATCATTGCTGGTCTTGACTCGCAGCTTGAGGCACTTGAGCTTACTGCAATAACTTTGGCTGATACCTTTGTAGCCGCATTCAGTGCAACACTGGCAGCAGGCATTGCAGCAGCTATTGCAGCAGCCAAGGCAGCTATGGCAGCGGCACCTACAGCGCCAAACTAC